CCAAATATTACTAACATTAAAAACCGTGACGGATTAAGCAATCAAGAAGCTTTTGATTCTAAGAAAACAGTTAGTATTTTTAGTGCAGCCAAACAATTAAGTTCTTATATCAAACAAAATGACCCACATTCATTACAGAAACAAGAAAATTATGAGAACTACCTATTTCAAAGAAAGGCTATTCTTGCTAATTTAATGGAAAAAAGAATTAAGTTTGCAATGCCTGGTAACTTTCAATTGACATCTGGTTTAAATGTTAATGTTATGTTACCTAGTATGTCGCAAAAAGAAGATGGTAGTGATAATATTGATGATAGTTTAAGTGGTAAATATATCATTATTGCTTCAAGACAAATTATTGGGTTTGAAAAACATGAAACAATTATTGAAGTTGCAACCACTTCAACAGAAAAAGAATTTGTTGCAACAAGTGATGCTTCTCAAACCGCTGACATTTTAGATTATTAATATGGCTGAAAAAGATAAAGATTATGCCGGTAAAAATGGATTTACATGGTATATTGGCGTTGTAGAGGATAGACAAGACCCACTAAAGATGGGTCGTGTGCGTGTGCGAGCAGTTGGTTGGAATGCTGATAACAAAATGCAATTACCAACAGACCAGTTACCATGGGCTATGCCTATGTTGCCAGTAAACAATACAAACCCATATGCACCAAAAGAAGGTGATATGGTTGTTGGTTTCTTTACAGACGGAGAAGCTGCACAAGAACCAGTTATCATGGGTGTATTTCCTGGTATTGCATTGAAGGCTGCAAACGCACAAGAAGCATATGCTGATCCACGAACAGGCGACCAGTTAACTTCTGCACCAGTTAAACCAAATGAAAGTGCAACGGGATATCCTAGAAGAATTGATGAGCCAAGCACATCACGCTTGGCGAGAAATGAAAAGATAGATGATTCAATTGTTTCCTTAAAAAAGGCAAAGAAGGCAGACAAGGTAGAACCAGACTCATATTATGCGGCAAAATACCCGTATAATAATGTTTATGAATCGGAAAGTGGGCACGCTTTGGAGTTTGATGACACGAAGGATTCAGAGAGAGTTCATCTGTATCATCGCTCGGGCTCTTACATTGAATGGGGACCTGCTGGAGACAGAGCGGAACGCATTGAAAAGGATAAGTTCACAGTAGTAATTGGAAACGATTCGGTATATGTTAAGGGTAATGTTATCCTCTATGTTGATGGCAATGTTACCGCAGAAATTCTAGGTGATGTATCGGCAAAAGTTGGCGGTGGAGTTACCGCAGATGTTGGTGGTAGTGCTAGTTTAAAAGTTGGCGGAAGTTTTAATGCTGATATAGGTGGTAGTTGCACATTCAAATCTGGTGGTAATATGAAGTTTACTGCTCCTAAAATTGATTTGAATTAATGGTATTAAAAGCTACACCAGCAACACTTGCAGAAGTTCAGCTGCTACAAGTGTTTACTGAAACAATAGTTTTTAGTGATGATGCTCCACCTGAGGATCCACCACCAGATCCTCCTGTACCTGCAAATACTGGTAATGTTTTGATTGTTACTGTATCAACAAGCAGTCCAACTGTTAATATTGCTTATTCAAATACTAGCAATACAATGATTATAAGTGGATATTATGGACAAGAAGCTTTTGATAGAAATTTAGTAAAGTATTTTACAAGAGGATTATCAGATTTATTGGAAACACCTAAGCAAACACCTAGTTTACTTAATATAGATCCAATACAATCTCAGGTGTATGACTATTCGGCTGATCCAAGAAGTAGCATTGATGTTATTTTTACAGTATTAACTGACTTAGGAACAATACAGTTAACAAAAACAGTATTTAATAATTATAATTCTGCAAGAGATATTTTAAGGAAATACATTTAATGCCATCACAAGCAAGACTTGGTGACAAATCAACGGGAGAAGGTTGTTTTCCACCAACCAGCATTATTTCTGCTGTATCTAGCACAGTATTTGTTAATGGAATTGCAGCTGCTGTGGTTGGATCACAATTTGCACCACACACTTGTGGAAGGGTAACTCATGCAGGTGCTTCTCGCCAAATTGTGGCTGGTAGTTCTACCGTTTCTTTTGATGGAAAGAAAGCGGCCAGAATTGGAGATACAGTTGCGGATGGCGATTTAGTTGCAGCCGGTTCAGGAAATGTTTTTACGGGGTGAATAAATAAGATATGGCAACAATAGACATAGATAGTGCAAGGTCGTTTAAAGACTTGGATTTGTCGTTTACAATTCATCCAATTCGTAAAGACATTAACATTTACAAAAACGAATACGCAATAATTAACTCAGTTAAGAATTTAATTCTAACTAATCATTATGAGCGTCCATTCCAACCAGAAATTGGTAGCAATGTTCGCCGTCTTTTATTTGAACAAGTAGATTCTGTTACAGCTGCACAGATTGAACGAGATATCGTTGAAACAATTAATAACTTTGAACCACGAGTTAAGGTGTCAAAAGTAATAGCATCAGCAGCACCAGACGATAATGGATATAAGATACTATTGGAGTTTTTTATCATTAACAACCCAAATCCAATTACAATCAATTTCTTTTTAGAGCGGATTAGATAATAAAATGGCAGACCGTTTAAGAGTTACCGAACTTGATTTTGATACAATCAAGTCAAATTTAAAGACCTTTTTAAATCAACAAAAAGAGTTTACAGACTACGACTTTGAAGGTTCAGGCCTTACTGTTTTGTTGGATATTTTGGCATATAATACGCACTATAATGCTTATTATCTTAATATGGTTGCAAATGAATCATTTTTAGATACCGCTATGTTGCGTGATTCTGTTGTATCACACGCAAAAACTTTAGGTTACATTCCATATTCAACAACTGCGCCTACTGCAATTATTAATTTTGAAATAGCTTCTGGTACATCAACACCAGGAACATTAACTATTCCTGCTGGTTTTTCTTTTTTATCAAATCAAATTGATAATAAATCTTATAATTTTGTTGTATTAGAAGATACAACGGCTACTAAAGCAAACACCACATATTATTTTGACAGACTTAACATTCACGAAGGTCAATTAATTACATATAGTTTTGGATATAATTCTGCTTCCAATCCAAAACAAATTTTTACTTTGCCTGATGATAATATTGATACCAAAACTATTCAAGTTACAGTAACACCACAATCTAGTAATACAGCAAGTATTGTTTATAGTAAAATTACTGATGTTTTGGATATTACTTCTACATCAGAGGGTTATTTCTTACAAGAAAATCGTAATGGAAAATATCAAATTTATTTTGGTAACAATGATATTGGTAAATCATTACCTGATGGTGCAACCGTTTCTGTAAGATATTTGGTTACTAATGGAACAGCCGCTAATAAAGCAAATAATTTTATTGCAACTGCTACATTAACAGACTCATTAAGTGTTTCACAAACAAACTTTACAATTACTCCTGTTGATGCCGCTGCAGGTGGTGCAAGTCGTGAATCTGTTGATAGTATTAAATTTTCAGCTGCATCACAATTCTCTACACAGAATCGTTTAGTTACTGTTAAAGATTATGAAACATATATTAAAAATAATTATCCAAGCATAGATTCTATTTCTGTTTGGGGTGGTGAAGATGAAATACCAAAAGTATTTGGTAAAGTTTATGTAGCATTAAAACCAAAAGCCAATTACTATATTTCTGAAACAGAAAAGGCTAGAATTGTATCAGAGATTATTAATCCAAAATCTATTATTTCTGTTCAAACCGAGATTCGTGATCCAGAATACTTGTATTTGTTGTTAGAAAATGATGTTCAATATAACCCAAAGAAAACAACAGCTACTGAAACAACATTAAAACAAAACATTAAACAAGCAATATTAAATTATAATACAACTTATTTAAATAAGTTTGGAACAATATATGTTGCTTCAGATGTTGAATCCGACATTGCTCAGTTAGATTTAAATGCTATTGTTGGTGTAAGAACAACAACACGAGTTCAAAAAAGATTTCAACCAAAATTAAATGAGTCGGTAAGTTATACAATTAAGTATAATGTTCCACTACATCGTGGCACAATTACCAACAAATTATTATCAACACAGTTTACAGTATATGATACATTAGGAACAATAAGAACCGCTTTATTTGAAGAAATTCCACAATCTTATACTGGCATTTCTGAAATACAAATTGCAAATCCTGGTTCAAATTATTTAACAACGCCAACCATAACAATCAATGGCGATGGAACTGGCGCAACAGCTGAAGCAGTAATTGTTAATAGTAAAATCCAATCAATTAAAATTACTAACCGTGGCACGGACTATACTCGTGCTACTATTACAATTACTGGAGGTTCTGGTTATGGTGCAGAAGCTGTGGCTGTTGTTGATGGCAGAACAGGAACACTACGAACAATTTACTACGATACATTGGCACAAAGACAAATTATCAATTCAAATGCTGGATTAATTGACTATGATAATGGTATTGTTACTATTAACAATATTCGCTTTTTGACAGTTGATTCTGATGATGGTTTAATTCGCATTAGTGTTGAAGCAGATAAAGGATATCTTCAATCTACAAGAGATACGATTATTACAATTGATGTGGATGATCCAACGGCAATATTAACAACTTTAGAAAAGCTTAACGCATAATGGCTGACCAAAAAACTTCTCTACTGATTAATCGTCAGGTACCGGAGTTTGTTCGTGAAGAACATCCTAATTTTATTGCTTTCTTGGAAGCATATTATGAATTCCTTGAAAACAAACAAGGAAGTCAAAAAAACGATTTAGTTGCAGAATCCAAAAAACTTAGAAATATTTCCGATGTTGATTTGTCTATTGATGAATTTGAAGATAATTTTTTTAGGACTTTTGCTACTTTAATACCTCGTAATGTTGAGGTAGACAAGGGCATTTTATTAAAACACGTCTTACCATTATATCTTGCCAAAGGTAATGAAAAGTCTTTTAAATTATTGTTTAGGCTTTTGTTTAATGAAGAAGTAGAAGTTATTCAACCTAAAACCAATGTTCTTAAAGCATCTGATGGTAAATGGTTAATTGAAAATGCTTTTAGAATTGAACAAGTCGTGTATAGCGTATATACAGGCAATTCAACCACAAAAACCTTTAAGCTTGCACAGGTTGTTCAACCATCAGATGTATCTGTTTACATCAATGGTGTTCTACAAACTTCTGGTTTTATTATTCGTAAAGAAATTAGAAAATTAATATTTAATACTGCTCCATCCACAGGTGCAACAATTAAAGTATTATACAATAATTTTGATTTTAATTTATTAAAAAATAGGCAAATTATTGGTGAAACTTCTCGGGCTACTGCGGTAGTTGAAAGGACGGCTCAAAAAACAATTAACTCTGTTCC